AAGTAGTTAGCTGTACCTCCAAAATAGATCTTCCTTGTCGTTGGGTGATTACCTATGTATAAATCACTATCCCCAATATCCAAGCCACTTCTTGGACTAGCTGTTCCTATACCAACGTTGCCAGAAGAATTAATAGTTAATCTAGGTGTATCAGAGGCAGTTATGTCCCTTACTTGAAAAGAGTTACTTCTAGAGGCAATTGAAAACCGTCTTTGAGTATTGACTAAATCTAATACAGCACCACTTGTGGTTGTAGACTCTATTATTAAACCATCCCACCCAGTCGATTCAATATGTAATTTATGATCAGGACTAGTTGTTCCTATACCAACGTTGCCAGCACTGGTAACATTAACTCTACTCGAATAAATACTTAGATCATTTGATGATTTGGCAAAGAATTCTGTATTACCAATTCGAATCCTTCCTGAGTTAGTGATATTTAAGTCGTTACTATATACAGCGTCAGTCCCGATAGTAAAGGAGCTACCTTTAATATTACCAGCGACCTCTAATGGGTGAGATGGACTTGTTGTTCCTATACCGACGTTATTTGTATCTTTTTCTAAAAACAACCCATTAGTTCCATCTGCCCTTAAATGTAGCGAGTTCCACCCATTTCCAGAAACATCTAGAGCATCTGCTCTAAATTCATCAATTCCTTGGATGTAAAACCTAACCCCAGTTGATGTGTTTCCTATTTTTACATTACCATTAATTTGTAGTTTAGCGTTTGGACTCGTTGTTCCTATACCAATATTAGTTCCATCATCATACATGACAGAATCATCAAGAATACTGCCATTAAACTTAACAATCCTATTGGTAACGATATTTGTTACTCCAACAGAACCTGATACACTTAAATTCCCGCTTAAAGTACCACCTGATAGTGGTAAGTAAGTGGAAGAAGCAGAACTAGTAGTAAGGTAAGTGTTACTATCTACGCTACCGTTAGCTTTGAGGAATTGTGATGAAGTCCCTCCTGATTTGATAAGTGATGTCGCAGTAACTGAACTTGCAGTGATATTATTTAAACTGAATTGATCACTATTACTAATGGTTAACCCTGACATAGCTAACGCTGAATCGCTACTCATGTCTGTAAAGTTATTACCCCCAGCCAATTCCACGCAAGTTACTCTTAAATTCTTGTTATTTGCGCCAGTAGGTACAGCTACAGAAAGACTATAGACAAAAGAACTTTCTTGTTTAAGATATACGTGCCAAGAATCATTAGTTCCATTATCAGCCCCGTTTCCGTGACCGTTATGGTCAGTAAGAGGGCGTAATCTCCGATAACCAACTGCAAATGAATTGTAACCACCGCCCCAAAGATATGTGCTAGTACCACTATTACCACCTGTTTCAGAGCCTACAGTAATTAACATCTGAACAGTTCCTTCTGTATCAGTCCATTTACCTAACTTTTGTAAGTTGCCCGCAGAAACACTTTTCTTCCATGTTCTTCTCGCTGTAATTCCATGAGACTCACCAGTATCAGAATCAGCAACAAAATTAATTGCATCTGGTGAAGGAAATGTGACGTTGCCTGTTAGTGTTCCACCTGCTAGTGGTAAGTAAGTAGAAGATGCAGAGCTTGTAGAAAGACCCCCAATATCACTTAGGACTTGTGATCCAGTTCTATATTTAATAATCCCTCCATCGCTAATCAAGAATTTGTCAGTATCGGTAGTTCCAGCTGCGATAGTATTAATTTTTACATCACCATTAACCTCAAGTTTAGCAGAAGGACTTGTTGTTCCTATGCCAACATTGCCACTTGAATCAATAAATAACCTATCTGCACTATTTGTTCTTAATTTTAAAGTATTCCCTTGTCTATAAATAGCTTCCGAACCGGCTCCTATCGCTAATCGAGTTAATGCACTTCCGCTAGTAATTTTGACACCATTTCCACTATTATTTAATACTAAATAGTTTTGTCCTTGAGCATCAATGTAAGCGTCAGAACCGTCCCCACGCATTCTGATATACTTACCATCAGTAAGACCCTCAAGCTTGAAACCATAACCGTTTTCTTTTATGTGTAGCTTATAGCTTGGACTAGTTGTTCCTATACCAACGTTACCGTCTTCATCGACTCTAACCGCTTCTCCTGAGTTTGTATTAAGGGTAATATACCCAGTAGCGTAGTCATTGTATAACCCTAAATTAGTCTGAGTAGTATGGATGGCTCCCCTTGTAAAGTAGTTAGCTGTACCTCCAAAATAGATCTTCCTTGTCGTTGGGTGATTACCTATGTATAAATCACTATCCCCAATATCCAAGCCACTTCTTGGACTTGTTGTTCCTATACCAACGTTGCCGTTACCTTTTATTCTTGCCTTTTCAGAATTACCAGCAAAGAAGATTATATCATCATCTGCTGATGTTCCAGTTCTTAAGACAATATCATCCAAAGCATACAAATCAATTTGTCTTCCCTGCAAAACGGTTGTATTCGTTGCTACTCCGTTTGCTGGTGATGTTGAGGATTTGTAAAGTTTGTTTTCTGTTTCTCCATTTAAAGAAATAGTCCCATTGACATCTAGTGAAGAAATTGGACTACTTGTTCCTATGCCAACGTTGCCTGTAGCACCGTCAACCCGCATTAACTCGTTTATACCGTCTCTGTCAAAAAATGCCGTATATCCGCTCCCGCTGAAGGAAAGTTGTAATTGTCTTTTAGGGTATATGTTATTATATAACCACCCTAAGTTTATAGCGTTTGCGTTTGAAGCGAGATATAATGAGCCGTTAGTGCTAACTCTTAGCTTACCTACATTAGAAGATGTTCTTACGTTGAATTCAAAAGCATTGCTTTTTGGAAGTATATTAACATCGGAATAAGTGGAATTATAAATACCACCCCCGTTTTCTGCGTCTAAACTTACACTTTGTGCGTATGTATCACCATTAACATGAAGCTTATAGCTTGGACTAGTTGTTCCTATACCAACTTTGCCATCATATTTTGCTACTAGTGTTTTTTGACCATTTGTATACAAACTAATATCACCCTCCATGCTGCTAGCGGGAAAGTAACCAGCGTGAAGATCTATATTACCAAATGAACCAGTAACGCCACCAAATTTACTATAAACATCTATATAAGCACTATTTGAAGGATTTCTATTACCAGCAGAGAAAGTAAGACTTTCTGGATTATAATGTGTGCCTACATCTGAAGAGCCAAATATACCCAAAGAATTATAAGAGTCTCCTATGTGTAACCCCTTACCAGCAATGCCTGTTGTGTTTATAGATATTGTATGGCCTACAACTTGAAGGGTGCTAGATGGCGATGATGTATTTACACCTACATTACTTGTTGAGCCTTGTATTGTGAGAGCTGTGGTGGTCACCCCACCATCATTTACTTTAAAGAAGATATCTTGGTTATTACCACCGTTTTGCAAGGTAAGATCACCCCCTCCAGATTCGCCATCTAAAAAAATTGAAGCATCAGTAACACCATTACCTAGAGAGAGGTTACTTCCTGTTATTTCGTAAACGCTAATATCTCGCGTTGATGTATTACCTTGAGCTAATACTTCGTCGAGAGTTTGATCGTCAGTCTCTGTCGAGAGAGGAGTATATCCTAAAGCGTCTACTATGGTGGCTGTTGTAATGTTAGGCTGGTCCAGACTCGCATATTGACTTGCAGTTAGGTGATAATATTCACCTTGTTGACCACCTTGTATCCCATCTAAAGAGTTGTGAGTTGGGTTATTAACATCTAAATTAATCCCGGTGGCTGTAGCGACTGTTAAGTCCACATTTGGAGTTTCGGTTACTGTAACATTTATGCTCATGGAAGAGGGGTGGCAGTTCCGTTAATAGTCGCTGCCCCATATAACAACCTATCAACACAACCATCTGATTTAATTAAAAATATATCGTAGGAGCTATAAGTCGCTTCCATAGCCTGAGTATCAGAACTATTTAAAGACATTTCAGCCCCACCATTTGGAGCATCTGTCTCTGTATAAGTGAATGTAGCCTGAACATGCTGGTCATAATCTCTATATACCACTCCAGTCAAATAAATAGTATTACTTTGTAGGTCATAAGGGTCTCCTGAATCATCCTTCAAAGTTAAAGGGATATTAAGGCAAGCTCCCTGCTCAATAACAATGTCATATTTTGTCCCAGCCATTATTTTAAATTACACTAATTTACTATTTCTTTAAGAATTTATCAGGATTCTTTTCGAACTTCTTCGCTAATGCAATCAGTCCATTTGTAATCTCTGGAGCAACTACTCCAACTATACCATAAGAAATTGCCTTAATGAAATCACTTATAGGCGCATCATGCAACACAAACCACAAAATGCCTGACAATATAGCAGCAGCCAAAACATTCCTAAAAAAGCATTTTAAGGAAACTTTCCCCTTAAAAGTGAGCATCCGTACAATCATACCCGCTGCCCCAATAACAGGGATAATCCAACCTCCGTCCAAAAACTCCCTTATTATAACTTTAAAATCCATGTAAGGTATATTACACAAAATTTGATTTAAGTGTAACTAAAATCAAATGGAGGAAAGAGATAAAAATCTTGAAGAAGCTATAGATTTCACTTTGAAATACTGTAATCCAGATGATAGCGATATAATCTCCGATCTTGACAGGCATGCGCGAGAGACCGCTTGGGCGCTACTAGAAAAAATTAATAATTTAGAGAGTCAAGAATGTGTTTGTGAGGAGTGTGCATCTAAGATCATAGAAGAGGAAGTTGAATCTGTCCCTGAAGAGCAGGAAGAAACCAAAGAGATTGAAGATGAATCTTCAGATGACTCTAACGTACAAAAACTGCTAGAGATAAATAAAAATAATAAACAACTGACAAAAAAATCAAAAAACGTTACAGTAGGGGTTGGAGTTATAGCTGCTACAACTCAAAAAATGGCAGCGATGGGAACTGCTGGAATAATGACAATTGCAAGCGGAACCTACTTCCAAGCCAAAACAGCAAAAACGGAAGGCATAGAGATAGCTGTTGTTACAGAACAAGAATATGGAGCGTTCTCCAAACTTAATAGGTTTACCGAGTCAGTCTTAGGCATTTCAACCTTCGAAGGTATTAGAGAGTATGCTAAAAAAGGATATGGTGACATTAAAGGCTCTAACCCATCTTCTGAGAAGAGCGAAGAAAAGGAGGAACTCTCTGAAGAGGAGAAAATAAAGAGAGATAAGGAATTACTTAAAGCAAGGGAGGATCTTAAAATTAATTCAGATGAACCTCCTACTAATCCCCCAAAACTATCTGATTATTAATCATGGAAGAAATATTCGACAAAATTTTAGCACCCTATATGTCCTCGATGCCTGAATTTGTAATCGCGGTAATGGGCCTAGTTGGAACACTTGCGTTTTTAGCGCCAGAAGATAGTAGGTTAAGTAGATTACTTAGCAAATTTAGTGGGTTGCTATCAAAATTTAAAAACTATTTACTTAAAAAACTTAAAAAATGAAAAAATTAATACCCCTGCTATTGCCAATATTTGTTATATCTTGTTTTTGTAAAGCAGCTATCGTTACCTTTACAGGTGGGACGGCAAATTTAGAATCAGGTGGCACTATAATCACAACTACGACTTCTAAAAATTATGGAGTCATTAGCTATCAAGAGCAGTCTGTTATTCTTGAATATGTTTCGCCTACCGAAGATTGGAGTTTTCAAACTGTAGGTGATTATTATGATGTGGGGAATGACGTTATTCACGGTCATTGGAATGCAATCTCTACTATAGAAATTTCTCTTCAAAATAACACTCCTTTTGATTTACAGTATTTTCAAATAACTTCAAATACTTCTGTTGGTGGGCAACCAGCTACAAATGAAGAGAATATTGGAATTCAAGGTTACTTAAATGGCTCTCCCGCTACAGAGACATATGGTTTACCTAGCGTAGATTGGGGCGCAGGAAGCACTAGAGATGTTTTCCTACCCAGCTCTTTTAATAATGTCGATAAAGTTGTTATCTTTGATAGAGGTATATCAGGCGCTCATACTGGAAATTCAGATTGTCCTGATTGTGGTAATTCAGGTTTTTGTTTTGGAATGGACAATTTTGTGTTTGATGAAGCTGTCCCTAATTCTCTTGTTCAAGGTAATGGGACTACATTACCAGTAGTCCCAGAAGCTAATTCTTTACTATTTTTAACTGTAGCTTTACTACCTCTATTCAGAAGGAAGCGCTAATTATTGATTGTAAACTTCGCGCTCTAACTTCCTATAACGAGCGTCTGAATGCCAAACTTCGTCAGTCTGGGGAGTGTAAACTCCTTCCTCAGTCTGAATCGGCTGACCCGCCTTCAGATTCAAGGAAGACGGCTGATATATGTTTAAACTGCTTGTTTTCGGTGAGGAGCTGCCCCCGCAAGAAGTCAGCGCGATCACTGGACTCATTGTCGCCAATATCCCGTAGCTTTTCAATTTCTTCGATAAGTTCATGTTTTCTTTTGTTATGTTTCTCTGTAATTTCAGAGAATGCGAGTTTATTTCTCAACTTGAGGTATAACTCCACGCTTTTCAATACAGATTTAATTAGAGATACCATTACTTTATTATATACACTCTAAGACTTGTTTCCAATCCATTTCTCCAATCACAGATGTCAGCTTTGTAATGTCTGCTTGGGTAAATTTTTGATACTTGCCCTTAAGTTTTGTGGGCATCGCTATCTGCTTGACT